ACCCTCCGTCGAACAGGGTGCAATCCGTGACCGCTACCGGTCGGGTAGAGCGTGCTTCTCAGCATCTCCGCCCAATCCGAGTGGCACTTGGAGCGCACACTTTTGGTGTGCGGCTGCAAAGCAAGGATCTCCAAGCGCTGCAGATTCAGGTTATAACGATACCTAAATCCCAGCTTCTTGTTTAATTCCTTGCACATCATATCCGTGTAATACGATACAAATCCAGAGCTCTCGCTCTGGGTGTAAGGTGTCTTGCCATATTTGGCATTAACATGCTTACGTATCACACTACAGGTCCGATGGTAACCTATCTTGTAGAGTGCATTACTGTACTCTACATAAGATATGTAGCTTTGGACTGTCTTCCGATGAGACCACACCGTCCGGAATTTTACCGGAGTAACATCTTTGCCGTTAAACGCATCGACGCCACAGGATTCACGAAAGAATCCACGGATACAACACTTATCCTGGTTGAACTTTAGTCCAACTTGAGGGAAGTACTGTAGTAGCAGGGCATAGTCTTCGCCCTTACATATGATGTCATCGCCATACACGTATACACGGCCCACGCATTGCTGCATGGGTACCGCATAATGTGCACTGAGCACTGCCAGTGCTAGAACATAGAAGCACAACGCTTCAATGGGGAAACAGCAAGCTGATCCCATTGGCGCGAACTTCTTCAATCCTAACACCTCACCCGAAGGGAGCATCGTAGCGGCCGAACGACAAGACAATAAAGCCTTGTATAAGTCGGTCCCGTCGAAAATATTCTCGACGAGAGACAGAGAAACTCTGTCCGATGCATCCTTCATATCCAGTGTGACCCAGCATCGTGACGGGTCTTCCTCGTTAGAGGTCGATCCCAACAGTGCTAGCCATTGATTGACAGACTGATCCGTGAAATTCACGAAGCCTGCCGTCAGTGGGTGTCCTTCAAGGAATGCCATTAATTTTCTGGCAAGACCCTGTTGGATCCACTGAAGTTCCAATGGTTCACAACTGATTAGTCGAGGTCCACGCGAGTCTTTCGGGACAAGCACCACTTTAGCGGTGCCATGTTCCACAAGCTCACGAGTTTGGATCCAATCAAGGCAGTCGGCAACATGTGTCTGAGAGTATACAAAATACTCAGTAAACGGATAATAGCGTTCAAGAGATCGGTAAATCCTTTTAAATTCACCTTTCTCTGATTGCGTTTCACCCGTCGACACTGCGCCTGGCCCATGACCCGGTTTAATTTCCCGGGGATTGAATGACGCGAAGAGTTTGGACGCGAACGTCCTTGCTTTTCGCACGATGGGGTCTTTCCGGAAGCATGCTTCCGGGAGGGACCT